AGTAGAGCCTCTGGCTCTCAAAAGCCTCGTGATGTAATTGGATAGCATTTTTGACTTCTAATCAAACGGTTGCGGGTTCGAGTCCCGTCGGGGCTATAACTTATTATGACAATGTCTAACATTTTCATAATAAGGGTATAAAGACCCTCCAGTATTTTTTAGTAACAGTAGATGGGGTGCGGGTGTGGAAAAAAAAGGGACGGTGCTCCCTTGATGGCACTAGATTCGGATCCACTCGCTGCGTCCGAATGGGGTCCAATCTTGTGGAAGTATTTGCATTGTCTTGCAGAGAAAATTGGCACAACGGGTAATAAGATTTTTGATACCGATCAGGCCAATTACATGACAACACTTCTTTCCATGCTTCCAATTGTGATTCCCTGTATGGAATGTCAGGCCCATGCAGGTACCTATATTGCAGCAAATCCCATTCCAGCACTACAGGGTCTTTATGGGGCCGTCTTACAGAATACAGTGCGTACCTGGCTCTTTCTATTTCATAATCAGGTGCGTGCCGCAAACAATCAGCCAATAATGGTAAATACGGTAGAAGATTGTAGTGCACTATATGCTGGCTGTAGCATGCCGCAGTGTGAATATACGAGTTTTGTAAAGAGTGTAGCGGCAGCTGTAAGGAAGGGATGGGTGCGAATTGAAAATTGGAGAAAATGGTATAGCAATTCAGAACGTCTTAGAATTCTTACAGGGAATGTAGTTATATAATATCATTGTTATACAATTTGCTATTATACAACAGGTGCAGACGGATCGGCAGAAGGATCGGTAGAAGGTGAAGTCACAACTGGTGTAGGTGCAATTGCCGTATTCACGATATCACTGATAGAAACTGCCTCCATATCAGGTACTAATGTATCATTCGCAACTTGAGGAACAAACACATCCGCAAAACCACCTCCTAGAGGCGTAATGCTAATGTTCCATGAAGCATTAATATCATTATCTAATAATGCTGCAACGGTTTGAGATGCAGTATGTGCAGAAATGGTGTGAATTCCGCCATATAAACGTGACATCCCCGCAGAAGTTGCCATATCATCCCATGCAGTAAAAGATAAGGTAACAGGCGTAGCAGGTGTGAGACCAGATTGAATGGTAGATGCACCTGAAGAAATGACAAAATCACCATATGGCGCTGCTTGTGTCTTACTAAAAAGAGGAGCCATCAAGGGTAACTGATCATAGGTCATCACATTCTTTGTAATAGTGTTTCCAAACCATTTATTCATAACAAGTGCAAATCCCTTAGTAAACCCACTGTGACCAGAAACAAAATCAGGAAAAGGTGGTGTCACAAAATTAGAGCGTTGATAGGGAATCCATTGATCGCCAGAGACGGTTCCATTCCATGATGCAACGGGTTGTCCTGTGTAGCGACGACGAATTTCTTGAATGGGACGATCCTGCATATACATCGCTTTGATTCCCCATACCAAACGACCCGTTTCAAAGATATGAATGGCCAGATCTAATAAGGAAAACACAATCACAGGACATGTTGCGCCGATATTACGAATATATTCCTTCCATAACCAAATGCACATGTGTGGTGGAGAAACGCTATTTACAGCAGAACCCGCCCAGAATTCGGCTTCCATTTTTTGAGAATCGGTTAGATTTGCAACAATAGACATCATATTGTCAATTTCTGCATCACGTTCATCCCCACTTGGAGGTACAATTTCAGGTTGTCTTGTGATTGCTTGTTCATCACTTGCAGAAAGACAGGTAGAGGTAACGGAATCCCATAACCATGATAAATATTTCTGTTCCGTCCCATTCACAGTTAAACGAGACCACTGTTGAGGCTGTGGATAGGAACCAAAATTGGTAACCGTTTTTCCATCAACCACGATCGTATAATTCACAGGATCTACCCAGTTGGCTGCACCTTGTATATTTGGTCCACTGGCAGGTATGGATCCAGCCGCATTGTTGGTAGGCATAATATTAGCAGCAATAGAGGATCCATCTGTCAATGATGTGCAATTGGTCTTGGTAGATACTCCACGATGGGTAGTAAACCATGCCGTCCATGCAGCAGACCATCCAGACCAGTTACCAGCAGCCTGAACACGAGCAACATCTGCAGCAGAATAAGTATAAATAGATGTATAACTGGCAATAAAGGATGGTGTAATAAGATCAATCGCATTAGAAACCCAAATAATGCAGTCGCAATCAGAAAGTGGCACCCCATTCTTGTTGGCCGTCCAATCCCAGTTATCATGTACACCCGTCACACGAGAATCTGCACAGACCCAGTTCCATGCTTGAGCAACGGATGCAGACCAGATGTACATCATACGAGATGCAAAGGTTGGACCCATATTGAGAGATGCAGCATAAGACATGAGTAAATCCAATCCATTATTTATGATATAATTGAGCGAACTAGTAACATCCATTACAGGCAAACCACCGCCAGACAAAATAGTCGCCAAATCAGCAGGAGGGGACATAAAGGAACTGGTGGGAACAACAGGTCCTGATCCAGCTGCATTCATAGCACAAATGGTAAAGGTATAGGGTTGCATTTCATCCAAGCCAGTAAAACGATAAGTGGTTGCAGTAGTAGTGACAGGTGACTGTGCTACATTATTCAAGTAAGGAGTAACAATATAGGTAAAAGGTCCATCGCCAGTAGTAGGCGCATTCCATGAGACAATAATGGATCCGACCGTAAACACAATTCCAGACACTTGTCCAGGAATGGCGGGAATATAGGGTGGTGTAATCAAAGATTTATCTAGCACAGGGCAAGGGCACCCAGGGCTAATTTGCACACATCCCTCCAAACGGGTATATTGAGTCATAGCACCCGTTTTGACGGCATACATGATAGAGCTATCTTTGATACCAAGCAAAGGACGAGACCCCCATGTAAAATTATTGGGCGCCGTACCAGCGGAGGATAAAAAAGAGCCAGAGGTGGCTTTTTCCATTTTTCGTATAGTCAGATAAGAGGAATCATAAATACGATTAGTCATTCTACTAAACATATTAAAAATAATCTGTTTAGTGGATTATACAGTATTATTCTAAGTCTGAAGAAGTTTCTAAAAAGTGCCGACGACAAACAGGACGATACATTTCTGCTCCACCGATGGCAACTTCACTTCCATTTTTCTCCGTGATGCACTTGGAATAATTTGCAACGGTTCCATCACGGCACATAGAGCAAAAGGCACTTAGTCGTTCCACTTCTTCTGCGTGGGGAATGAGTCGCAACATGTCACCAAAGGGAGTACGATCGGATGTACCATCCAGTCCTGCAACCACAATATGAACAGGTAAGGTATCTGCCCATAAGGTCACTTGATAAAATAAATCTAGAAAGAACTGGCCTTCATCAATTGCTACCACGTCATAATCGCCAGATTGTACCAAGTCAGCCACTTCCTTTAAAAGCGATACACAAACGGCTTTCTCAATATCTTTGTCATGGGATGCAATGCAATTAGAACCATATCGTGTATCTGCAATATAATTAACAAGTAGCACCCGATAACCGATGGATTTGTAGCGTCGGACTCGTCTCAACAGTTCCGTGGTCTTCTGAGCGAACATGCATCCACAGAGTAAGCAAAGATGGCCCATGTTCTATTTATAATATAAAGAAAAGAAAGATCAAATTTATAACTCAAATGTTAGCAAATTCCCCCAATAGAATAGAAAATGCTCACGAGAGAGTACCTGTAAATAGTGTTGCATGAATGTCCAAGGCTGATGCAAAATATAGGGATGATCCGATGGAACACTTTCCATGATACTATTTCGCCTGGTTTCAAAATCAGGATAGGCTGTTTCAACCACCTTGTCAGATATCCAATCATCTTCCACAGTATTTAGAGGAATACTACAGTCAGGCCGATACTCTTTGCATAAGGTAACCATCGCAGCAATACGACGAATCGTTGCGCCACCGCCGCCAGCTTTGTCTGTTTTCCATCCCCAAGGAGCACCCCAGTAATCTCCTGTAAACAATGATGCAGGCAATTTTCTTCGGAAGACAGTGTCCATTTGCACGGTTAACATGTATGTTGCAGGAATAAATTCATAAAAAGTATAATTTGTTAAAATCTCATTATATGCGCTTTTTCCAGCTTCACGAGAAACATCACCTTTAAAGACTTCAACGATATTAAATGCATCCCGCTTATCTCCAAGAATGGTTTCAATAAAGGCCCGATTTTCATCGGAACAAAACAGATAGACGGCCATGTGAGGTGCCGCCCATGCAATATTTTTCAAAATAAAGGAAAAGTAAGGATGCGCACGACGTTCTACAATTACGTAGACATGTTCCGATTGTTTAGGAGGCAAGTAGGTACGCCAATGTTCTTCTAACATTGGGCCGTATTTCTCCACTAGATGCAAATAAATATAAGGTTCTAATACCGTGCGAAATGCATCTAATTGTGCAATATCATTGCCCACATTTTTTTTAGATTCAATCACTGCCGCTTCATAAAGTGCAGAAATCATTACTAACTTAAACTATAATTGTTTTAAGTTAGTAATGGGATCTTTTGGATCTATCATGCATATGACAGAGACTTATAGCAAGCCTCGTTCCTATTCTTCGCCGACATGTTTTTCAACAAATCAAGTAAGCCATACCCCTGAATTACAATATATGGCATCAAAACCACCACCGTTACCTCCACGACCGATCCTTATCCAACATGTACCGCATCATGTACCGCATCATGTACCGATTCAAATATCTAAATCTATTCATTGTATGAGCGCAGCTTCACAATGTATGGAAACAGAAAATACCATTCATGTACAATCGCCGAGGACTATTCTTAGTGTATTGCAAGAAAATACTATCTAAATGCACTTTTAAAAAAGAACCTTACGCCCACTAACTGCCAAAAATTAAAATGTTTTTCTAAAAGTTCGCACGGGTCTAAAACAAAAATAACAGATAGTTATTTTTGTTTTATTTTTGTCGTTTACTGTATTCAATACGCTCCTCTTCATTTGCACGATGTAAATCATATTTGTCTGCAACAAGATGTTCCTCATGATTTTTACAATTAAATTGTAAAGCCTTGGACTTATCTACCCATCCTACAACAGTGCTCGTTGTTATATCCACGACTATATTTGTACCTTCAATAACATGTTCATTTGAAAGGATTGTCGTAGTAAACGGCATATGACGAGAACATACCTCACCATCGCATGGAATCATGCAGATAAATGACTTTTGGCCAGGAGGTAAGGGACGATATGGCTCTCGTACTATAGACTTACATTGATTTACTCCTAACATCGCATAAAATGCATTAAATGTACGTTCAATCTTTAATTTATAATGAATAACTGGTTGATGTGCTACAGGACATTCTATATTTACGTTGCCACTTAATCCGTGTGAAAATTCACGTAAAGAACGCCATTGAACACCATGTGGAGTTTTACATAATTTTACCCATTGATAAGATTCTCCATATGGTAATCGTGTCACAGATGGCAGATTACGTATATTTAATTCTGCACAACGTACAAATGGAGACATTGACCCATTTGTGAAATGACGTAATTGGTAGACATTATCCGTTGTAACTAACACATGATATGCATATGTTTCATATGCACGATTATTCCATGCATCTAAATGAACTATTTCGTATGATTGATAAACTACTACTTTAATTGTTTCATTTTTAGCAATAGCATCTGTATTTAATTTAATTATTTTTTTGATAGAATCCATAATAGAAGGGTTTACTTCAATATTTTTTGGTGGTTCATAATACGTAAACCACGATGCAAACATCTTGTCTAGTTCAGCATCTATATCAAACTCCACCTGATCTGTATCATGTGATGCAATTATTTCATCTGCATGTTTCATTGCCGCAGTTTGCCATTCTTTTTCCTGTTTCTGAAAGGCACGAATGGTATTTTCTTGGTCCACAATCTTGTTCCACAGCATGGCTTCTTTGGATTTCCATTCAGCCTGTAGACGACGATGGTCCTCTTTTTCCACACGATCCATTCCTAGAATATCATCTACTTGAAGCATGGAAATGGGTTCACTTTGGAGTATTAGCTCCTTCGTATTATTTTTTTCTTCACTAGTTGCATCAAATTCTGGCTCTTCATAACCGCTGTAGATGCAATCTTCTCCAGGAAAATAGATACCACACCATTCTCCTAAACCAGATGCACCATTTCCAGGATTATCTGTCCATATTTCATTAGTTGAAGATCGTAAATAGTTTTTTCCTTTGTATGTCCATGGCTGCACATAATCATCCCGATTATCACATTTTTCTTTATCTAGTTCATTTGCATCCGCTTTACCAATTCGTTCGATGGCGCATTGCATGGTATGCTTAAATTTTTCACGAATAGCCGTGTCTTGTGGAGATAAACGAATAGACCCGTGACGAATAGCCATATTAGAGGTACCTTATTCTTACATTTATATAACATCAATTTTTATGCACCTAGCGGGTACCCACACGGCCGATATATCTCTTAAGAAGTGCTTTCTTGCTTTTTGGGCACTTAGCGGGGGTCGGCCCCCGCACGGCCGATATATTGCCCTTTGGGCAATATAGAGGTACTTTTTAAAAAGTGCTTTGTAATGCCTTCCAAGAAACAGGAAAGGCCTCTTCCAACAATTGATTCACAAATCCAGCATACATGCGAATTTCCTTCTGTGCATCTGCTCCTAAGCGCAAGTGACAAAGCCGTGCGACAGCGGCCAAACTTGCCGTTTCCACAAAGAGAGTGTACATACTTTGTGGTAAAACAGATCGTGCCACCTCAGGCGCAACTCCCTTTGAAAGAAGATCCTTGTATGTCTGCATCGCAGCATCGGTCTGTGCGACAAATAGCTGATGAACTTCATCTGCCTCCTCTACTGGAGTAGACTTAGACCCTTGTTTTACTTTGGGATCTCGTTCCCGAATTTCTTCCGCAGCAGGAACCCAGCATTCAGGCGAACTATCCACATAACGACGGCTCACTTCATTGCGAGCAAATCCAATGGTATGACGAAACCATTCCCGTGCAACAAAAATAGGCATCTTCAAACGAAAACGTACTTGTGGATGAAAGAAAGGACTCACATGATCGTGCTTCGCCAAGTAGTTAATTAGTTTCTTGTCTCCTTCGGTTAATTCAGTAGATACCTTGTCAAAGGATACACGGGCTGCATTTACCACGGTTAAATCATCGCCGAATGTTTCCATAAGTTCTACAAAGCCGACACCATCTTTCATGAAACACTTCTTACTTGTCATTCTAAAAAATAGACGTGGGTGGCTTTAAATCGTGGTGGAGACGCTAGCGTATGCTCCGCTAACACACCCCTCACTGGAGATGCAAGCATCCCCACTTAGGGTTTAGGATTGTATTTTTTCTTTGGTTTATAAGCACCAGGCTCTTCTTCTACTTGACTAGCAGAGAGACTGTCACATAGTTGTGTACTGAGTAATCGTTGAACACGATTAGATTGCCGAGCCATAGGGGAGAGAAAAGCATCAGGTTGTGCAGCTTGCGTTGCTTGCGTTGCTTGCGTTGCTTGCGTTGCTTGCGTTGCTTGCGTTGCTTGCGAAACATGTGCAGACGGCGATGCACCAATGCCTCGCATCATGCCCAAACAGGCACCTCGTTGGACCAGCATCGGCTGTAAAGAAGACTGGCGCCTGTCTTCCAGTAGTATTTTGCTATTCTGAAGCTCATCCAGTAACATATCCCACAAGGTATGTGGGTTCTGCATCTTGCAGGTACGAATTTGATTAGTACATGCAACAATCTTTTGAATTTGTTCTTCTCGTTTCCCACGACTAGCAGTTTGATACATCGCATTTGTTTCTTCCAATAATGCAACCACTTCAAACCGAAGGTAATGTGCATTACCATTAACTTGTGCGATAAGATCATCCAATTTCCCAATAGTGGTACTCAGTGTTAGCGTTGCCTGTTTTCCAAGATGAAATGCTTTCAGTAAAATGGGAGATTCCTGAGGTAGTTTGGCAATGATCACCGCTTCCATTCCCGCAGGAAGATCACCAATCATCACTTTTATAACATGATTAGATGTTTCCATGGGGTAACGTGTCTTCAATTCAGTTCCCTCTGGAACAAGAATGCGAACCTGTTGATAGGAACAACTAGCCAATCCACCGAGTACATCTCCAAATACCGTCGCCACATCTTCTAAGGAATTGACGACGTAATAGGATCCACCTCCCTCCGCACTCATGCGTTGCAACAAGGATGCATTATGATCTATGCCATAACCAATGCATGATAGTGAGGTACCCTGAAAAGTCTGTAGTGTGGTACGTGTCAATTGTACCAGAGCATCAGGTTCTGTGATTCCAGTGGTAGCGTGTCCATCGGTAAGCAGTAGAATGCCTTGTTTTACATTGGACGCATCTGAACGTAGCGACTCATGTGTTTCAATTAATCCTGCACTAAGATTGGTAGATGTTTCAGGTAAAATAAAGGAAATATGAGAGCGAATATGCTCTTTATGACTAATTTGACCCGATGTCATAAATGTTTGACTAAGAATGGTTTTGACCCGTTCGCTAAAGGTAATAACGGAGATCTGATCCTGAGGTCCAAGAAAGTCCAGGAGAAACTGTAGGGATTTCTTAACATGTTCTAGTTTATCACTATCAAGCATAGATCCAGAGTTATCAATTACACAGCATAAGTGGACGGGGGTTCGTTGGTCTAAGTTCTCGCTATCAGGTGCTTTTAAGTAAATACAGGCCCATTCAGGATGTTCAGTAATAGTGTACGCTTGGAGGTTCATTGTTGTTGTTATCTTCTAATGACAACCTTTATCAATCAAATTTTGTAAAAATGTTTTATTTCAAAAAAATACTACTCTCATATATCTTAAGTGCCTCCGCTGCATCAACAAAATCCTCCACAACTACGAATTTACCTTTTTCCAAATCTTTATAGCGTTCAAAGAAATATTTAATCCGAGACAGCGTATGAATATCTAAATCACTGTATTCGTGAATATCGGATTGATCAGGATCAATGGATGGAACAGGAACTAATAATAATTTTTCATCACGTCCTTTTTCATCACGTGTAATTAATGCGCCAATGATTTTGCACCGAACAATACAAGTGGGATAAAGTGACGGTTTACATAGAACAACGGCATCCAGAGGGTCTCCATCACCACCCATCGTATTAATAATATATCCATAGTTAAAGGGATAGACAAATGGGCCATGAAGAAAGCGATCACATCGTAATTGATGTGTGACATGATCAATTTCGTATTTTACGGTTTGTCCGATACCAATTTCAATTTGAACATCTACTTCATTTACGTTGTTCGCCATTCTATCTAAATTCATCCCTATGTAACTTTAGGTCAGTTTAAAATAAATATATAGAAAAGGGATGAATAATACGAATATTATTCTATTAATAATTGTATTTTGTATTATTATAGGATTTGCATTATCATTTCAGGATAAAAAGAAATATAATTTGGCACCAAAAAAGATTTGGACCTATTGGGATAATCCCGATAAAATGCCAAAAACAGTGAAGATGTGTATTGCGAGCTGGGAAAAATATAATCCAAATTATGAAATTATTTTAATGAACAAAAATAATTTTAAGGGATATGTTACCATTCCAGATGGAATCCGAAATAATCCTAGTTTTCAAGATAGTCCTGCACGATTTTCTGATTTGTTACGCCTATGGACCTTAGCAGAACATGGTGGAGTCTGGTTGGATGCATCTGTTCTACTTAAAGGCCCACTAGATGACTGGATGTTTTCAAAGTATGCGGAATTCTCTGCATTTTACAGTCAACACAATATATCTAATCCTAACTATCCCGTGATTGAATCATGGTTTTTAGCATGTAATAAAAAATCAAAATTTATTCAGCAATGGAGAGATGAATTTTCAAAGATTGCAATGTATTCAAATATAGAGAAATATTTGGAATCTAGAAAGGAAATGGGCGTGGACTTTCAAAAATTATATGATCCAAATTATTTGGCGGTCTATGTTGCTCATCAAAAAATACTTCAGATTGATAAGTATCCACAAGATTCATTACTTTTAGAAAAAGCAGAGGATGGCCCTTTTAGATATTTAGTAGATGGTAAATGGGATGCTGAAAAGGCAGTTCCATTAGCTTGTAGTGATAAATCGTACCAGACACCTATTCTGAAATTTTGTAAGAATGAGCGTGAAGTATTAGAAAAAGGAATTGATTCCGAATTATCTATAGAAAAGTGTGGGTGGCTTTAAGACCCCTATACAGGTGAAATGGTAGAATCATCATGAGGGCAACACATCATATGTTGATAAGCAGGATTATGTTTGCCACATAGACAACATAGAAGACAGCAGCTAACGATACATAGGAAAATAATAAGAAAGATAAGACATATCTCATCCATATGAGGGTGATATAATATATAAAATCATATACATCAAAATTTAAATAATGCGCTAGAATAGGGTTTTATTTAAAATGAAAACCGTGACATTGAACCTGATACTATCAGGGATTATTTTATTAGTCCTAATTGGATATTTAACTTCATTTGAGCGAAAAGCCAGATGCAATCGTATTCCTAAAATAATTTGGACATATTGGGATGATCCCGATAAGATTCCTGAGGTGGTAAAACATTGTCGAAAGAGTTGGGCCAAATCTAATCCGAATTATAAAATCATTTTGCTAGACAAAAATAATTTTAAAAACTATGTGTCCATCCCCCAAAATCTTTTGGAACATGTTAATTTCCATGACAATAATACCCGCCTATCTGATTTAATTCGTGCATGGGCTTTAGCAGAGCATGGTGGTGTATGGATAGATGGTTCTGTTGCACTTAATGCTCCACTAGATCATTGGTTATTTTCAAAGGATGCCGAATTCTCTGGATTTTATATTGAGCGCTTAACATTTAATATGAACTATCCTATCATTGAGAATTGGTTCTTTGCATGTCAAAAAGGATCACCCTTTATGAAGAAGTGGAGAGATGAATTTTCAAAATTATCTGAATTTGCAGATGTGGATAAATATTTGGAATCTAGAAAAGAAATGGGTGTGGATGTTCAGAACATAGGTGATCCGACTTATTTGGCGATGAATGTTGCTGCACAAAAAATACTTCAGATTGACAAGTATCCGATAAATAATTTGATTTTACGACGTGCAGAAGATGGTCCATTTAAATATTTGGCGGATTCGGAATGGGATGCAGAGAAGGGGCTAGATTTGGCCTGCCGAGATCATTCGTACAAGATACCTATTTTAAAGATGCGAAGCGATGAGCGAAAGATTTTAGATAAACGAAAGGACCTTACACCTGAAAAGTGCAGATGGTCGCATTAAGGTTTTACAGCATCTAGGCTTTGGCCGCATCCGATTTTGGTTTAGCTTTATTCCACTTCGTATACATGTGCGTCCACTGAATAAAGTAGGACGATCCCAGCATATTCGTCGCTAACTCATGAAGTTCTTTCTCTTCAGGAGTGAGCGATGTCCAGAATTCATCAAAGTCCGCAGGTAAGGGAGCAGGTTTAGGGGGCGTATAGACTTGCATCTAGCCTTTTCTATGAGACCATATGGTTCAATTTTTATGAAGACAACAGACAGGAATGCACTTCAAAGACAAACGTGTACTTCATATCAAGACCACAGAGGATATGATAAAGATTCTGGAATCCAAAGGTAATCCATTATCTGCCTATAAAAAGGGCACGAAGATTACGGTGGACAACAAAATGGAACACAATTACAGTTATATTTTGCAAGAAGCTCCTGGTAAAAAACTAGAGTTTGATCCTGATCTAACTCCTGCACAAATGTTAGCGCATGGTGTATTTGAGGGCAAATATTTAAACGATTGCCTTCTAGAATTTCCGAAGGAATGGTTTCTTAGCGCTATCAAAAAGGGAAAATTATCTCCAGAGGGAGCCAATCCAGAAATCAATGAGTTCAAGGTAAAATCCCGTCTGCCATTGGATGGCTGGGAAGATTATGGATGGGTTCCAAATTCAAAAGGGCATGTGGCGAAACAGTATCCGATTCTTTCTAGTAAGGAAAAAAACAAGGACATACGCGGTTGGTTCCAGTGGTATGCCCGATATTGGATGGGCCGAAGAGATCTTGAAATGGATGCGATTCAGATCAAGCGATGGAATGCATTTAGACGCCATGCGGGGCAAATTAAGGCCAATTGCAAACCAGGTGATTTAACCTGTAGACCAGTACAGCGTCAAGCGCTTCTACAATGGGCGCATGATCCTTTTATTTAGTGATTTCATTTCATAAAATTTGAACCCACACACTATCTTAAAAGAAAGATAAACATGTCAACTTATTCCTCCCTTCCTCCTTCTAATACATCCGCAGATCCGCCAGGTGATATTACTACGTGGCCCTCGTTCAGCAGCACTGCAACCAGAGCCATTGCAGAAGCAAGTATGGCGGCGGAGCCAGGTGATGATAAGATCGGTAATTTTATCTTTCGAAAGTCATCCTTAACACCCCATGGTAATCCCATGTATGATTACATATTTGTGTTTACCATCAAAAAAGCAAATACGGAAAACCAGCAATACAATTTCATTCATCGTCTCTTTGCCCGAAATATAAAACAAAAATACATGCACGTGGATGCAAACTTTCAACCAGCAACCGATGTTGGTAAAGCATCCAATATATGGCATGATTCCATTTACAGTGCTGTATTAAAATTCGTAGAATCATTACCAGTTGGACCAGACAGCATTACTGCTGAAGAAAAAGAAGTATTAATGGAATGTTTTATGAAAGCCTAGATCTCAAACGCAGCTAACTGATCTTCTATTTCCTGTAATTCTTCCTCTTCATCTACTTCCTCTATTTCCATCGTATCCGTAATAAGTTCTGCTTTTCGCTTTCCTGTGATACTCGTAATGACTGCAGTAGAGTGCATCTTATTCCATTCACGGGTAAGTGCCGTTTTTACTTTAGTAGGAATTTCCAATGGCTGAGAGACAACTGCAGGAATGGTTTCCAGTAAATCGTCCCGTGTCATACCAATTCCTTTCATTAATGCAATTGTACCTTTGATGTCTGATTTTTCAAGAAGTGGTTTTGCAACAATCAACTGTAGTGTATCCACGTAGTCTAGCCGCATGACCGAACTGGAACATCGCTGACGTTTAGCCATGTCCTCTATAAATCGGACATGTTTGGCCTTCTTGGACATCTTTCCTAATAGCTGAGGGAAGATTTGAAAGGGAGCTGGACCCGATACTAGCCGACTCACGGAAACCGTGTTTTGAACGAGAAGGGGTAAAAGGGACCAGTCCTGTGTTTTCCATAGCGTAGAATGCATCGTATCTCCATAGGAGATCCGTTCTGATGCTAACTCCAACTCTTCTACGGTATGTGCGGCCGAGATATATGCTTCTTGTACCATGAGGGGAACCATGCTGTAGTCTACGTACACTAGGTCTTCTGCATCTGCCATTTTCATTCGTTTATTGGCCATTAGTTTCTGTGTAGCGGAGAACAAGTCGTGACGTAGTATGCCATCTTTTTGTCCGTCCATCATCAACCCGCTTTGATAGAATTCTAGTGAGTTAAGAAGCGAGCGGATATCATTACTGTTTTTCTCACACATCTCCTCAATTTCCGCTTTAGTAATGGTAATCCCTTCCATATTAGCAATCTTATGAATAGCACCAGCAATCGTGGATTTGACAGGACGATGAAGTTTGATATGAATGCATGTATTTTGAAGGGGTTTCAATTTAGGAGGTAGTTCGTTTGCAATACAGATAATAGGTATATTTGTTTTCCGAATGATATCGGCAATTTCAGCAACGCCACCTCGTTCGCCTAGTCCGTCCACTTCATCCATCACAACCACTTCCTTTTGCAGCCGCCGCATGCCGAGAGCAAAGATCCCTTTCAATAATGATACGGATCGGACATCGGATGCATTGTATTCCGTCACCATATAGTCAAGTGACGTTGCAATCAAGTGAGCAATGGTTGTCTTTCCTATACCAGGAGGACCTGTGAGTAAAAGTCCTTTTTTCTCCTGCATGGACCAGTTAGTAAGCCATTCTGTAATCTGGTTAATGTGTTCCTTGTGACCAATGATATCCTTAACAGATTTAGGTTTATATTTATCTACGAGTAGTTCTTTCTTAACTTTTACGATATTTGCCACTTTTGGTTTGGATTTTGGTTTAACAATGGGTATTCCGAGTGCCACCGCTGCTTTGTACTTCCAGGATTCAGTAATGGGGCGACCATCGTTACATACACTTCCTGCATAGAGAGTGGTAGATAACCGAGGGATTTTGTTAGTGGGTTGTTTAGTGGAATTTCCTGTAGCAACGCTCATAGGTACCTTTACTCTTCTTTCTTTCTATTTTCAATTTTATAATTTAATATGATAACAACCTAAACCATTCTGTGCGAATAGATAGTAGAGATTCATGGATACCAAAACGGATCAATCGCCAGAATTACATTCAGTTCCACCTTCATCCCCTTCTATCATTTCAATGGATGGCCCAACAAAGTGGGAAAATATTAATGATAAATATGTATTGATTACGAATAAGGAAACATCGCCAGAAGCTACACCAGAGGAATCACCAGAAGCTACGCCAGAGGAATCACCAGAAGCTACGCCAGAGGAATCGCCAGAGGAATCACTAGAGGAATCACCAGAAGCTACGCCAGCGGAATCGCCAGAAGCAGCGACAACTACAGATAAAGAAGCAACTCCTGATGAATCAAATGATGAATCCACCGATGAAACAACGGATGAAACAACGGATGAAACAACGGATGAAACAACGGATGAGTCAACCGACGAATCTACTGAAAAAAATATGTATGTATGGAAACATTTATCGGACGATGAAATAACTGTAAAGTTGGAATTGGTATGCGGTGAATGTGATGCTACGATTGTTGTGCCGTCTACGCTTGTTTCATTTAATTGCCCTTCATGTAAAACACGCATTGAAATCAATCTATCAGATGTAATGGAATCAGATTCAGAATCGGAATTGGAATCAGATTCAGAATCAGATGATGAGGATGATAACGTAAAGCGATGCACCCTACAAGAGGTTCCCTCGTTTATTGTTAAATCAACCCGTTTTCTCTTTTATGTATATGCGGTGAAGTTCCTTCTGTATTTGGTGGATGGAGACAATTACCGTCGTACATGCCATTGTGTTTGCAGTAATGGGGAAATTATTCCTCGGCTATAAGTGGAGTAACAGCGCCCCTTACTTTGTAAACACCACATTCTTTAGCAAATATCGTGTGCAAACAAAGAGGATACCACCCCAAATGGAATCCGCAACTCCAAATTTCCAATCATAATGTTCAAATAAGGCATAATTTGTAAAATCGTAAACTGCATAAATGGATAAACCATACATAAATGCTTGCTTGTAGGATGAAGTT